GAAGTATCTGAACTTGACTTCCCCAGTATCCTTATCTACGAAGTCATTATGTGAGCGATATACATAGTCCACATTAGCCTCATAGTTTAGAGTTGGGTAAGTTTTCAGTAATGCCTGAATCCGTTCGGCAGATAGCCCGTGCTCTTTATGAGCAATAACCTGTTTCTTTGACAGGTCTTGAGTCCGTGCTCTAATCCAAGTGCCGAACACTTTATTGCCCAAGGCATCGGTTTTGTTCTGCCAAGCACCGTTAACGAACATACGTTCGATAGTGTTAGTCCAGACTGCAACCAGTTGAATGACAAGTTTCTTAATATCAGCCATAATATTTACCTCTTAACTTAATGGTAGGTTCACCCTTGCTTATTGCTAGGTACTTCCCTTGCCTACACGCTGATATTGTTCTATCGTTTCTGCGTGCAGAAGCGAGAAGGGGAGAGCCCCGTGGGGGTGCTATGAACTTCGTTGACAAAGGAACGACTCAACGGGGTTCAACCCCCACGGGGCGGAAAACGCACGGGTACCGTGCAATGTATATCATGTACACCCAGTCTATAATATTTTTTTGAATTTTTTTTGAAATCTTATTTTTCCTACCCAGACTTATAAAAGTTGTTTTGTCTAGCCGCCATTCGAAGCTAAGTCTTGTTATTGTAGGCGTTAGGGGATTTAAAAAAAGATTGGTATCTTTGAGTAAGTTATAGTAAACTAGTGACGTATTTTTTTGTCGACTAAGCTAAGTTAGGTAAGTTATAACTACGTTTTTAAAGTCCGCGACTCGTGATTGGGAGTCGAAGTATCTAGACAAGGATAATAAGCTTAATTACCAAGCTTTGTACAAGGACCTAGGTGCTATCGTCGGATTCATGAAACATGAAAGACGTATTAAGTTATATGAAGATGTGGTAAATTGGGAAAGGAAACAGAGGAATGAGCGTAAGAATAGCTAGAATGATTTTAACGGGACTCAGCAAGTCACAGATGCGTATTTTTATGCAAAGATACAACCAGAGTGCTTCTGGACTCAGGAAAATGGCTACTTCGGTTTTAGCCAAGGCTAAAGTTAAGGGCCCTCGTGTATATAAAAAGCCTGAGGGCAAAGGCGGAATGGCTGAGCAACAAGCTAAGAAGGCAGCTAATCCGAAATACAAGTCTACCCGGAGTGAATGGGAGGGGCGACTAATAGAAAAGCCGCCTGTTAACACCCAGATTAAAAGACGCAAGAGAACTCCTCAACCCCAAGATGATTATTATAAGAAGTACCGTCCCGGAACAAGAGAACGGGACTTGGACTAGTCTAGATGCCTAGATTCGGGAAGAGGTCATTAAAACAATTAAGTACTTGCCATGCAGATTTAAGCGAGGTATTCTATGAAGTTATCAAAACGGTGGATTGTTCTGTACTTGAAGGTCATCGCAGTAAAGATAGACAGAATGCTCTCTACGAAGAGGGCAAAACAAAAGTTAAATATCCTAAAGGTAGGCATAACCATAGTCCTTCTCGTGCCGTTGATGTGGTTCCTTATCCGATTGATTGGAATGACCGTGAAAGATTTCACCTATTTGCTGGATTTGTACTAGGAATAGCAAAGAGTAAAGGTATCAATCTACGCTGGGGTGGAGACTGGAATCAAAATTTTGAAGTAGATGATAATAAGTTTGATGATTTTCCTCATTTTGAGCTGAAAGAATAAAAAATGGATGGTTTATTACAATATGTAAGAGACGTGTTATATGGAGGCATACAAAAAGGAGAGTATAAAAAAAGGAAAGGTGCTATTAAAAAAGCATATGCTGCTGATGACCTCACTAGTCAGCTACAAACTGTAATACAAGGCGAAGCTGAAAGAAACATTAATACAATAAATGGTCAAAGAGTACCACATGATAATCCTCCTCTTGAATATGATTATCCACAGGGATGGGAAAATCCAATGGCAGGAGTTGGGGTAACTGGAAGCCAAGATAGAAAACATGATTTCTCTAATTATATTAGAGCTACTAATCCTGCAGGCAGTGAAGTGTTAAGCACTTCTATTCAAGATGGTGATGGTTCTGATATATTTTTCCAAGATAATACTGTTACTCCACACGGAAGGATAATTTCTAGTCAACGAGGGCGTGCTGGTAATAATCCCACAATGTATCATAAGTATCCAGAAGGATTTGGAGGGCTGCCTGCACATGAAGGGTCTTATACTTCAAGAAATTTAGGAGTATATCCATTTAATATTGGATATCAAACTTCACCAGCACCTAAGGATATGAGTTTAAGGGAATTAATATTGAAGAGGTTTAAATAAATCAGGGATACAGATTGGAGAACAGAGAAGTTTGACGTTGACCTTGAGTTCGGCAAGTCTGGTGAATACAAGTTTAAAAAGATTTTCTCAGATGGAGACAAGATTGAGATTAAGACCGAAAGAGATATCTGGGCAAAAACCGGTAATATAGTCATTGAGACTGAATGCTGGGGCAAACCATCTGGTATATCCATTACTCAAGCTGATTACTGGGTACATCAACTTTCATTGAATGGAGAAATTATAGGTTCTTTTGTGATTTCAGTTCAAAAACTAAAGGATAGAATCTCCTATCTTATTGATAATAAAGAAGTTAGGACGGTTATGGGTGGAGACGACAATCAGTCAAAGCTAGTCCTTCTTCCTATCTCAAAGATATTCAGTTAATGTTTACTGTTTCTATAAAGCATCGTGGTGATAATAATCCTACAGAGTATAAAGTATACGAACAGGATGAGATGGACTCTAAGGAAAAGGAATATGTTTACTGGAAAGAGGCTCGTGAGGGTGATTGGGCACTTTCTGATGATGGTTTCTGTGCTGAGGTCATAAAAAGGACTAAATATCCTAATGACAGGGGAACGCATACAGTCTATCTCAGGCTTCCTTGGGGATATTTCATGTGGAATCCGAAGTATCCAACTCAAAAGTTTAATGTAAAAGGGCGTGTCACACCGCATACACTAAAGGGAAGGACTTACTTCTCTGGTCTTAAAAAACAAGAGAAGATGAAGAACCTTGCAATGTGCTATGCTCAGACAATGAACAAAGACTTGGCAATTGACCTTGCTTTGGGCTCATTAACTGACCAGCAGCATATTTCTTGGAAACGTAGAATGAAAACAGAGGTATTTAGGGATATGGTAAGAGAAGAACTGCAAAAGTTATTGAATGAGCATGGTTACACAGCTGATTGGACAATGGAGTTATTTGGAAAAGCTATTGACCTAGCCAAGGATAAGAGAGATGTTTCTAATCTATTGCGTGCTGTAGAGAATTTACAGGATATGCATGGCATGAAAGATAAGGCTTTGACCAAGACGACAACATCTATTGAGGCTGTTTCAACTAAAAAGATGCTTGATGAGATAAGCGAAGAAGAAAAGAAACTTATAGCAACGCAGGTAGTAGAGGATGCTTCAGAACCCAATAGTTAATGATTACGAGGAGCATTATGAAAAGCTCCAAGCATTAAAGAAGCTTAAGAACAATATTGGTCTTTTCGGTAGATATTGTTTTCCTTCAGCCGCTAAGAGGACTACACCTCCATTTCATGGCGAGATTTATAGTCATATAGGAGACAAGAACTTGTCCCGGGTATTAATTGCAGCACCCCGTGGCACAGCCAAGTCAACAGCGGTTTCTTTGTTTCTACCACTTCATAGTGCAGCCTTTAAGATGGATACCGAAGACCTTTTCATAGTTATCATATCCGAGTCTCAGTCTCAGAGCGTAAACTTCTTATCTAGGATAAAGTACCATCTTGACCATTCTGAGAAATTCAGGGAGGTCTTTGGTGACTATTCTCATAGGACAGCAAAGAGATGGACTAATTCGGATATTATACTCGTGAATGGAACAAGGATAGTTGCGGTTGGTACTGGTCAGAGGGTTCGTGGATTCATTGAGGGGGATACGCGTCCCAATCTAGTTATAGTAGATGATTTTGAGTCAGAGTTGAATGCGTATACTTCTGAGGGAAGAGTAAAGAATAGAAAGTGGATGACAGAGGCGGTGATACCTTCTTTATCAGATGATGGTAGAATTATCATGATTGGAACAGTAATTAGCGAAGATTGTTTCCTTTGCTGGGCAAAGGAGTCTTCAGCATGGAAAACCCTATGGTATAGCATCTGGGATGATGATGAGAAGAGTATTTGGCCTGAGAGGTTTCCAAAGGACCGTATTCTCCAGATAAAGGAGGAATTTCAGAGTGTGGGTAATATCAATGGATTCTATCAGGAATATATGAATATTGCTCAGTCGCCTGATGATGCACCCTTTAAACCAGAATATATCCAGTTACATCATTATGAGTTTGAAAGAAGAGAGGGACAACCCTGCTTAGTCAAACAGACAGGAGAAGGAGAAGATGTTAAACCTATTGAAGTTTATTGTGGAATTGACCCTGCTAGTAGTCTTTCTGCTCGTGCGGATTTCTTTGTTATTGCTACCCTTGGCGTTGATAACGACAATAATAAGTATATACTCGATATTTACCGTACTCGGCTCGACCCTGCTCTCCAGCCTGATGTCATTATTAAGACGTTCAAAAAATTTAAACCTCGTAGAATGAAGATAGAGACTACTGCTTATCAGGAAGCTTTAAGGAGTGCAGTCCGTAAACAAATGCTGGAACAAAACCTGTACATACCCGGTTTAGAGACTGGGGTCAAGCCTAGGACTAGAAAGTCAGAGCGTTTGATTAGTCTTGTCCCTATGCTTGCAAAGAAGGAATTTTTCTTTCGTCCAGAGGATATAACAGCACAAAAAGAGTTTTTAAGTTATCCAAGGGGAAGACATGATGATATTATGGATGCTGTCTGGATTGCCCTTGATAAAGCTTTTCCATGCAAAAAAACTAGTATCGATGGCAAGAAAAAGAAAAAGGCAAAGAAACTTCTTGATTGGTTGACAATGTAATGTCTAAATTTACTCAGTAATGATTTTATCTTGTAGAGCCTGAATGAAGATTAATACTAAGGTCGTATTCGAATGGAATGACGAGTCGAAGCAGTATGAAGAGATATCCTGCGAAAGCTACGACTATGCTGGTGATATAGCCGAATGTCAGGACTATAACTATCCCCTGATTTATCCGGAGTTACAGGAGATTGGTAATTTTGAGATACCATCTT